CTATACCATACTTAACAAGTTTGTCATCTCTCATACGATCATAACCTTCTTCACCTAGCACATCACCTTCAGGTGTGTAACTTGCTGCCATTGCTTGATAAGGAACTGCCTTTCTATCAGCAATCTTCTTCTTCTCTACAGCATCCTTATGACGGTTCATTCCCATTTTTATCGCACCACTAATACCCTTACCAACTGCCCTGTTAAATTTGTGTTGATCGAGTTTTTGATTTGTTTTATCAGGAGCAGCTTGTTCCTTTACTTCTTTCTTCTTCTTATCTTTGTCAGCGTGATACTTACGGAACGCAGGTAGTGGTGAGTCCTTTGCGTCTCCACCCTTACTGATACGTTTCTTCTCTAGTCTTGCAAGTATATCTGCAATATCTTTAGACTCTTTAGTAACTGCAGTGGTCTTCTTAGCAACTGGTTTCTTGTTTCCACCTGTTATTTTATCAATTTTTTGACCTATAGAACCACCAGTTCTTGTGCCAGCAACATCACCTGCAACTGACCCTGCTATTCCTCCTGCTATACCACCTGCAGCAGTACCTGCAACAGGTACGACACTACCTGCAGCACCTGCAGCTGCACTACCTCCTATACCACCAGCAATACTTCCAGTAACACCACCTACAACTCTACCTGCTTTTTCAAATTTACCTGGTTTTTCAGACTTTTTATAAGTTAATCCACCTGCAGTAGCAAGACCTTCGTTAGTTTCTACTTTCTTTTGTGGAAGACTTAAATTCTTTGCGTGACGTTCACCTGCTTTACTAGCTCTATCCTTAGCACCCTTAAGTGCTCCTTTACCATATTCAACAGCAGTTTCTTTAGCAGCTGTTGCTGCATATTTACCTGCTGCCTTTACAGCGTAACCACCTTTTTTACCACCAACTTTTATTCCTTGACGAACAGCCCACTTACCAGCTTGTTTTGAACCTTGAGTTATAGCTGTACCAATACCAGGAGCTTCAGTTAATTCTACCTCTTCCTTTACCTTCTTCTTTGATGTACCAGCTAACTTGTTACCTGTTACAGCACCTGCTACAGCACCTGCAGTACCACCAATTGCTTTACCTACAGTCTTACCAACCATACCACCAACAACAGGAACCGTTGCTTTACCTACTGCCTTTCCAATTTCACCACCAGCTACACGACCAGCTTTAGCACCTACTGCATATCCTGCACCAGAACCAATTGCCTTACGAACCTTATCACCTTTCTTTGCAGTCGCTGCTCCAGCAGTTCCAGCTAGAGTTGTTCCTACAAATTCTTTAATGTTCTTTCTGTTTGAATGATGTGATGGGTCACCAAATGCAGGGTTGTTTCTATACTCTGGTTTCTGTTTCTTCTTTTCTGCTTCTAATTTCTTTGCTTTAGCATCAAGGTATTTTTTCATAACACCACTTGCTTTCCCAGATCCTTTATAGAGACCGTAAGCTGTTCCTTCGGTTTCTAATACTGGTTTGTCACCTTTAATCTTCTTATGTCCACGATCTGAACGATGAAGAGCACGTCTTAATTTACCGTGACCTGCTTGGTTCCAATTAACACCAAACTTACGAATGTTTCTCTCCTTCTCTTTTGTTTCAGGAGATTTACCAGCATCTACCTTAGCTTCAGAGAAATTCTGTTCAGGTGCACTAGAGTTAGGGTCACCAACCTGATTGTTCTCCTTTCTGTACTTAACAGACTTAACTTTAAGTGCAGACTTACGATCTAACTTTGCTTGTGCTATAGCATCAGCTTGCTTCTTGTTAGCAACAGCTTCATTAAAGGCTTTAAAACTTTTCATTAGTGAGCGTGCTCCTGTTCTACAAGTACTTCAAAGTCCTCAATAGATACCTTCTCATAGAGGTTACCTGACTCATCCACGAGGTCATAATGAAATACTTTATAAGATCCATCCTCTTGCTCCACTAGATCGTGAGCACCAGGAACGGTCTCGCATACACCGAACTCTTTATGTTCGACATACTTAGCACAAAGGTGCTTGGGTGTTTTACCTGTGACACTTTTGGTTATCTTCTTCCTTTTATTAAGGAGATATGTGTCACTATTGTCCTTGTCACCATCGTTATCGATGTCTTTATCTTCCTTCCCTACAGGATCGAGCTTCTTCTTAGCTGCTTCACGCAGACTGTCAACTTCACTACGAAGTAATCTCTTAATGTCTTCTTTCATAAGATCGTCCTTTTTGGGGTTAACAATTACGGTGGTTTTTTTACCCTTCACCTTTTTAGCCATAGTTATTTACCAAAGTTAGGGAAATGTTTTTTGAATAAAGCAGATGCTTCTTTGTGCTTACCTTTGTTTGTAAGATCTTTAGTTTGCTTAAGAACTTCAGACTTCTTCTTTTGCTCAGGAGTCTTCTCTTCTTCTAAGTCCCAACCTAAACGCTCTCTCCAAGAGTTAGCATTAGGGTCGAGTGCTTTTCTATCGTGAGCAGCAGTTTCTTGCATCGCAAGTATCTGACGTACACGGTTTACCTTGTTATCCATAGTGGAGTCTTCTCCAAGTTTTCTTGCTAGTTTATCGGAACCCTTAGAAACAGCACGTGAGGTTTTACCCACGACCTTTTTGAGACCTCTACCTATCGCACCTGCTGCACGACGTAATAGAGATTTTTTCTTGGGTTTTTGTTCACCAGATCCACCATCACCACTCTTTGTTGTAGTAGTGGTTGTTGTGGTTGTAGAAGAAGAACTACCAGATCCACCAGAAGATCCACCAGAGGAACTAGAACTAGATCCTACTGCTTTGGATTTGCCCTTAAGACCACGCTCTCTACCTTTAGAGAACTCTTTCTTAGTAGTTGAAGCTGCACGTTGTGCTAAACCAGTAGCATAACCTGCACCTTTAACTGCACCTTTAGCAACAGATTTCGCACCAGACTTAATTGCTGATCCTACTCTCTTAGCAGCATTGCCAAGACGAGCCATACGGCTAGGCTTATCAGACTTCTTGTCTGCTAAACGCTTCTTAGCAATTGCACCAGCATCACGTTCTTTCTTTTTATCTGGTGCTTGCACTGCAACATTAGGGAATGCTGAATGCTTTGATGGGGCTTCTGTTAGAAGCTCTAGACCTTCGAAGGAATCTAAAGCCTCATTAATTAATTCTTCGGAGTCCAGTTCGCTTAGTGCTTCGAGGATAACATTCTCCAGATCCTCATCAGTTAACTCATCGAACTCATCACCTAATTCTTCTACGACATCAGAGATCCAATCGGTTTCTTCTTTCTGGACTACATTAGTACCAGTACCAGGAACTCCTTTGTAACCTACTTTCTTCGCATCGCCTTTTGCTTCAATAGACTTCATTGCAGGGGAAGTAGATCCCTCAGTAGATGGCTTCTCTTTGATCTTGTCAATCTTACCACTGGCAGCACTTGGCTTAGCACTAATAGTGTTTGCATTGGAGGTCTCACCTAAAAAGATCTCTGCTATCTCCAACTTGGCACTAGACTTACAGTGCTCTTGAATATAATCCTGCACAGCATCGCCTTGAAAATTATTCTGAGCATAAGATACTGTGTAACGTACCGCTTGTACGTCTGAAGGATCATACTTCAGGAGTTTTGACGTAAGAGTTAAATCCATCTGACTAATTCTTTGTAATTACTATTTAGTAGGGGTTGTTTTTCGGAAATCGCTGAACTTCACTACACCCTGTCCTGGTGTTAGTGCTTGAACTGCCTTTCTGTACTCATCAGTACCGACTTTCCAAGTGTTACCTGATCCATCATCAGCAGAGAAATTTGATTGATCGTTTCTCTTGATGGAAGCATCAGCAACTTCTGTTAAACTTGTTAACCATACTTTAAATTCCCATCCGTGTTCATCTTTGAACGTAGCATAGTTAGTACCACGTTGTACAATCTCACCACGGACACCAGTATCTGTGTGCTCTACTAGCGTACCGATACCGAATACTTCCTCAGATATATATGCTTCACGCAAATCTTCTTGAGCAAGTTTAGGTGCAATCTTCCAGAGTTCTGTAACCTTTTTCTTCTTAGGTTCAGTTTCAATTGCTTCAACTTCTACCTCTGGTGGTAGACCCATTCCAACACGAACTTCTTTCATTAATTTCTTAGCGTCCTTAAACCCTTTAGGTAACCCCTGTTCAAATGATTCAAGGTTTCCTTCAGCAGCAAACGCACGCATTTTAGATGCAGACATACCTTCGACACCTTCAGCATCGGGATCTCTCTGACCACCTGATACTACTTCAAGTTCTTCGAATTCGTATGCAACACCATTATATTTCTCAAGAAGTCCTTTGAATTCTGACACACGATCAGAACCAACAACCATAGTGACACCAGAATAACCCTCTTGATTGAGAGTAGACAGTACGTTAAAGATGTTTGACATATCAGCATCGTTAACGATGGCATCTGAATGTTCTTTAAACATCGCTTGCATATACTGAATCTTTGTTTCTGGTTCTAGTGGATTAGATTTCCTATCCACTGTCCTACTAGGATAGATCCTGTAGTTATCAGCACCTTCAGATGCAACCTTATCTAAGAGTGCTTCGTGTCCAATAGTAGGAGGATTAAAACGACCAAATGTTAATGCGATATGTCCTAGACCTTCACCACCCTTCTCAGGAAGATGTGCATCTTCTGCTTCACCTTGGTTTGCACCTGTGGCTGCCATCTCTGCTTCCTTCTTATCCACAGCGACAAGACGCTCACCACCAACAGACTTGGCAACTATGTTACCTTGCCTATCAGCATAGTATCCGTGACCAGCGTGTGCAAGTCCTCTCTTTGCAGCAGCTTCACCTGCTACAGTACGTGCCTCAGATAAGAATTGACTTAACTTCATCGCAATATTTTTGGTTGTCGTTTATTATTTATCACCCCCAGTTCTTCTCTATATTGAAGTTGGCACGGGAAAATTCAATACGATCAACAAGTTTGAGTGCTTTTCCAGCTCTAATGGCAACAAAACCTTCTGGTGAAGTTACTTTAAACCCAGTATCAGTCTTGAGATAGGTGCCTACGCTCTTTACTGCATTAAGTTTCCTAATAACTATATTTTTTGCGGATATTAGGTTCATATATGATGCCACAGTCATATAAACTGCTCTAGAATTCTGCTTTAAGAACTTCTGTCCGTCTGTTTTTATCTTTTCATATTTCTTTTTAGTAGTAGGTTGTTTAACTGAAGAAATTTGCTTATCTAATAGAGTGACATAGAAGTTTTCAAATCCTGCTGCTACTTTTTGTACGTTAGCAATTGCTTTACCACCCCTTACATAAGAGTTAAAGTACTGTTTGAATAGAGCAGAGAATAAGAACCTACCATCACCTGTACCACCAAGTATATCTAAGAACTTAGATGCTTGCTTCAATGATCCTACTGTCTTATTAACCTGAGCATTGAAGGCAGTCTTCTCTTTTGGTGTGAACGTTGACTGTCCTGACACATCTTTAAACGTAGCAGTACCTGAGAATACCTTAGTAGTCTTAGTAAAACTTCCACTAACGTCACCCAATACTGCATTCATAGATGCCATATCAGAACCACTATATTTTGTATGGAATACAATACCAAACTCTGCAGCATTAACTTCCTTATAGATATCAGATCCTTTCTCTACACAATAGGTAATAGTATTAGGTGTGAAAGTAATACAAGACTTACCATCTATCCTCTTCCTAACCTTATCACCATTACTGAATAACATATCACCCTGTAGTACACCCTTAATCTTAAGTGTACTTAGATATTTCAATGCTAGTTTTAATTTCTTTGCTAGTTCACCACTATAACCGTGAAATTCTATATCACTCTCAACATATATGATCTTAGGATTGGTCTTATTAAATACTGATTTAGTTCCCACAAAGAACGCTTCTGTCTCAGGATTGATACCACATACAATAGCAGGTGCTCCATCCCATTTAGTAGTGACAGTAATAGCACTCTTAGGTTCTGACAACATCTTTCCCAGTTCTTTCAGGAAAGCAATAGCATTCTTACCACCATTTGATCCTTGGTTTAGGATGTCATCTTCAAGGTGTTCGAGGTGAGTGTTCTTAGCCATATGCTTATGCGTCCTTTAATACTATAACATTAGTTCGACCTTCCATCAATGCTTTTGGGTAAATCCCCACACGTGCACCCTTATATTTCTGTTCCAGATATGTGAATCCTCTATCCTTACGGAAGGTAGCACCAAATACTGCTTGATAACCATCACCTTTAGTGAAAGCATCTACACCATTACGATCATTCCAAACGGTATGCTCCCATTTTAAATCCCAACAGTTATCATTTTTCCAAGTCATAACTGCATTGCCTTGACCTAAAACGTGACAATTATTCTTACCAAATTTTGTACTATTACCATCTGCATCAGGACCAAACACTGACATACGAATTAAATTCTCATCCTTTATTTCCTTCATTACTGGTACTTGTAACTGATCCTCATCTACATACGCAGCAGTCTGTTTTAAAAATTCCTGTGTTTGTTCGTGCATTGCTATCTTCCTTCCTGCTGACTTAGACACACCACCATACTGTTGAAATGCTTTTGGACCACCTGTCTTCTTATGTGATATCCAAAATATCTCCTTACCCTTCTTATCTACGATAGCAAAATCTGCTTTAGGTGTACCTTTAAGTTCTTCAACACCACAAGCACCTACAATATTACCTATAGGTGTACATATTGTTGCTTCTCCTAGACACTTAACTTTCTCCTTTAATATTTTATCTAATTGTTTCATAGCAGCCCGTTCTGCTTTCTTAGTATCTGTAGTCCTAGTCTTTATATCAGGTTTAAGTATATGTGATACCATAATATATCCAGGTCCAGACTGACCAACCTTAGCTAGTACACACTTGGACTTCTTGTTTGGACCACACTGAGATAGTTTAGGTGATTGTATTTTAACAAGAGTACCTTTCCTACAAGTACATTCAATCTTCTCCTTCGATGATTTATCATACATCAAAGTATCTTTAAGTAATGTCAACCTAATAGATTTCCACTCAGGATTATCTTCTATGAGTCTAGCTCGAGCTGATGGTGTTGTAATTCCTTTATCTGCCACTAAAGTTGTACCAACCTGTCAAGATATATTTATCTTGTGAAGGGGATACAACTCCGTGATGTGGATGTGTCCAGTATGCTGGCCAGAATAATACATCACCACGGTTAGGTTTAAACTGTTCATTCTGTGTAGGGAATACTGTCTCTCCACCATCAGTAACAGTGTTTAGATATATCATCCAAGCAACAACTCTATACTCAGCATCACCATCTGTTCCACCATCATTCTCACAATGTTCTTTAAAGTATCCTTCACCTGGTTTGTAATGTTGAATCTTAAAGTTAGGTGCTATTTGCCACGCTCCTATCTTATCTAAGAATGGAAACTCTTTGATGTATGCTTCACAAGTTTCTTTTAATACCCTAGCAACAGGTTTAAAAATGAACTGATCTACTAATAGATTTGATGAAAGAAATATCTCTGTACACTTCTTCTCCTCTGGAGATACCCTCATAGTATCACCAAACCCTAGAAGACCCTCAACTTGTTTGTCTGGGTTCTGCTTAAAATAATTAATTAAAAAGGTGCACTCGTGGGGTTCAAGTGCACCTAAGTTTTTGTGGATGTAGTTCATCTTACAGTACGTTCCCAGATACCTCTGGCGTGTGTGTTGTACTCAACTAATTTTGTTGCCCACTTTAAATCTTCAGGGGTAACTTTCCTACCCAATCTAACACTACAAGCTATGATATGTAATCTTAACCTGTAGTCTTTAGTTAGGGTAGCGTCTTCAAATGTCTCCATCAGCACGGTTTTCCGACTTCTCAACACTGAATTCTTCATCAGGATATCTCGCTGCTAGTTTAACTGTGTTACGAATGATTACCTCTTCAAAACGTACTCCTAATGCCATACAAGCATTAGCAGCATACCATAATACATCACCCAGTTCTACGATAAGATGTTCTTTGTTTGCTTCATTATATGGTTTGCCTTGGAACTTCATCTTCTTGACGATCTCCATAAACTCACCTGACTCAGCAACTAAACCAGATGCTGCAGTGTCTAAACGTGCTATGTTACAACCTGCAGTCTTAAGGTCTTCGTACCTCTCTAGTAATTTATCATAGTTTTTACTTTCATCACTCGTAACAAGATCAACAAAGTGGAGATAGTTATCTAAATCTACCTCAAACTTCTTGTTCTTTTTGTTCTTTTTCTGCTTTGCTTCCTGACGTGCTTTGACTTCTTTTGCTTTAGGTGTTGGTGGTTCACCAAATCCTTTTACAGTCTTGTCAATATCTTTAGGAGTTGGTACCTTAGTCTTACCAATGTTAGTCTTCATATCATCTTGCATCTGATCCTTCAGAGAAGCGTGATCAGGCAAGTCCACCTTATTGAGATCCTTTAGAACCTCATTTACATCTTTAGATTCAGTCATACTTTAAAGTCTTTGAATGATGTTTTAGTTTCAGGAAGTATAGCAAGTATATCACCTGCTTCTACTTGTTCTTTAGTCTGATTAGCATCAATTATATCAGACTGATCGTTACAATCATACAACCTCATCTTGTTCCTGTCAATACCTAATGCGAATCTTTTATTAGCAGTGGGGTCATTGTACCGATTCTTCAGTTGCTTGACCATAATTTTATTCTCGTTCTCAAGATCCTCAGAGGATATAAGTGCAAACATAAAGTCAGCAGTAGCAGGGAGTCCAAAAGACTCACTGGTATCGGTAAGATCAACGTCTGAGTTTCCATAGCCTGCCCTCGTAGTTTGTGTTGCAGATATAATAGGGAGGTCTGCTTCTACAGCAAGTCCTCTCAGTTCTTCAGCGATTGCTTTCACATATGTGTATGAGTTAACTATCGCTCCTTTATATCTGGAACTGGCACAAATATTTAGGTAATCGATGTAAATTATGTCGGGAATGAAGCTTTTTTTAATCGCTAACTCTTGAAGCAATGCTTTGAAATGTCCTACGTGTGCTGATGCAGTTGGATACTCCTTAACAATCAATCTACCTTGTGTCTTTGCTTGTAACTTCTCTATCTTTTTATCAAACATAATCTTAGGTAGTTTCTCTAACTGCCTACAGTCTACGTTCAAAAGATTTGCATCTATCCTCTCTGCAATTTTCTCTTCAGCCATCTCCATAGTGATATAGAGTACGTTCTTGCCGAGAGATAAGTTACTAGCAGCACAGTGGCACATAAAGAGAGACTTACCCACACCAGTACCTGCAAGAGCAACGTTGAGAGTCTTGTTAGGAAGACCACCTTTTGTAATCTTGTTGAAGAATTCCAGATCGAAAGGTATCTTGTCCTCACGTCTATGGTAGAAGGCGAATCTATCGTCTGCTTGTTCAAAGTAATCGTGTCCTACTGAGTTATCGAAACTAACACCCAACGCATTACTTAAAATGGATGGGATAGCATCTCTACTCATATTAGAATCTGCCTGACCATCAGCGATCTGAATTGATTCTAATAGAGCAATGTAAATAGCACGATCACGACACCACTTTTCTGTAGTATCTACTAACCATTTGGACTCGTGTGGTTCCTCATTGAGATAGGATATCTGATCCTTTATCTCCTTATACTGTGAATCATTTAGGTCAGAACGATTCTCTATCTCAATAGTAAGTGCTTCCTTACTAGGGAGTTGATCGTACTTGACCATATATTGTGATAGTTCTTCAAAGAGAACCTTGTTATTATACTGTTCAAAATATTCCTTCTTTAGATGAGGTAGTACTTGACGTGTATACTCCTTATTAAATACCAGAGTATTAATTACCAGTCCTTCAATTGAGTCAGACATAATGCGAATAAGTTCCTACTAAGTACTTGTCATCAGATATTGTTGGTTCCCCCGAATGTGGAAAGCACCACAGTGGAGGGAATATAAGAAGTCTACCTTGCTTGGGAGTGATTGTCAATCCATCAAACTTAGTTTCTCCACCTTCCTCAACATCATTCAGATACCAGAACATAGTCAGGAACCTCTTAGCACTCATATGATCTGCAACATCAACGTGTCTTTCAAATCTATCATCAGTACCTTTACGATACTTCTTCATCCTAAACTGTTCTAATGAACTTCTGTTAGGGAAGAAGTTCCTACACTCATTCTCATCCATATACTGCTTCACAAATTCGTGAGCAGAATTAATGAGAGCATACTGTATGATGTCCCAATCACCACGGTTCTCTTGATCTTCTTTCTTATCAAGATACTCTGTGATATTGAACTGAGTAAACTGAGGACAACCTTCCCTATCCCAATCTTCAAGATCTTCTTGTTGATCGAATAGTTTTATAGCGTGTTTACAAACTTCAACTGGAATGGCATCATCATAAGTTTTTACAAACTTACTAAGTTCCATATGCGAACTCCTTCTTGGCACACTCATCTAGTGCTTGCATTACTTCGGGGGTGAAGTACTTGTCAGGATCTTTGAGCATAGCAGAAGGATATACGCTAGAATCGCCAACAACAATACGGTTCCCTTTACGCTCGAAAACTCCATATTTCTCACCCAGTTCCAGTAGTCCGTAGTATGGATCAAGTCCTCTCTCATCATAGAATAACCTCGTAGAAATTTTTGCACTCTCTTTTGTGAACCTACTCTTCTTCGTTTCACATTTAATAATGTTACCAATCACTTCCTTACCATCTTTCTCTTTAGATTTACTCAAGAATATGATAGTAGATGCAGCATATTTTAATCCACTTCCACCACCCATTTCTTTCGTAGGCATATAAGCACCTACAACATCATAGGTATGGTTGGTAACTATTAAGGGAATATTGCATTTTGATAGTTTAAGTGTAAGAACTCTAAAGATTGACTTAACAACTTGTGCTCTAGTCATATCTCTAGTCTCTTTACCTGCTTCACTATCCTCAATCTCTTTGGTTGTTGATAACATACCAAGAGAGTCAAGAACAAATAACATAGGAGGATGATTCTTATCCTTCAATAAGTTATCTGCTACCATCAATGCTTGTTGTCTGAACTGTTGAACTGTTACCACAGGTATGATAACGACACGTTTGGTATCTACACCACGATCAGACAATAGATCTTTACTGATAGCACCTTCTGATTCAAAGAATGCTACACCTGCTTCTGGATGTGTCTTGAGGAAGTGTTTAATAACACTGATCGTGAAGAACGTTTTACCTGTAGAGGACTCACCAGCCAACGCAGTAATCTTGTTGGAAGGTATACCACCATATATGGAACCGCTAACAAGAGCATTAAAAATGTAACTTCCAGTGTCAATAAAAGAAGATACATCGCCAGCAGCAAGACCGTCGTCAGCGATTGAAGCGTATTCATTATCAATGGATTTAATAATATCTTTTAAAAAGGATGTGGTCATAGGAAAAATTCTTCTAGGGATGCTACTTTCTCTGCCTTCCAGTTGATCGTATCAAGGATGACCTGTAAAGGATCAAGGAAACTCTTCTTGAATTGTAGATCGTAATCTATAGATTTGTCAAGTTCAAATTCACGTGGAAGAGTCTGGAAGAAAGAGACCACGTTCTCCCCTATTCGGTTCGGAGTCCTGAGATAGAGGAACTTGACCTTCTCTCCTTCTTGGATAAGAGGGTACTTATGTGTGAGTTTCTTATGCTTAACGTGGAAATTATATAGGAGAGCACCACGAACGTGGATTGGAGTACCCTTAACATATATCCCAGAGGTACCACTAAATTTAGATAGATTATTGCAACCTCTAGGGAAAGCAATATCTTCAGGAGGAAGCGATTCAAATTCTTTTCTAAAGTTAGCAATGTATTCTTGTACATCTGTCTCTGATCCGTTCATAATAACTCTCAGGGCACTTCTAATCGCATCACGACAAGAACCTGGAGTTGAGGATTTGACACACTCGATACCCATAACTTTTAGTTTGGGTTCTTTATATTGAACACCCTCACTGTTCCATACATTAAGGATGTATCTCTTCTTAGCAGTCCAGATGCCTTTGTTAGCGATGTTCTCTCGCTTCATAAACATCT